TTCTGGTACGGCATTATCAACACGCGCCACCCAGACAGCTGGACGCCTAACGACTTGATTGTTGCGGGTACGCTGGCGCAGGTTCACGCAGACATTCAGAAATATACCGCCATCGTCAACAAGAATAGCCGCCTAACCAAAGACGAAAAGGGCGAAGTGAAAGTAAGCCCAGTGCATAAAGTGCTAGTTGACTTGGTTGCACAGGCGCAATCATTGAGCCGTTCGATACAGGTACACGCTATGGCAACGCAAGGCGAGAGCAGAAACCAAAAGAATCGGAACGCAGTATTCTATGAGGCCAAGCGAATTACTCAAGGCGATGATGACCTGCTGGCCAAGCCACGCCACTAGGTTTGCAAATCATTACTAATTTGGTAATAATATGCTCACCGCTAACCGACCTACAAACCAATCGCCATGACCGACACCAGCAAAATTGTTACCGAAGTTGAAACGCTGAAAGAAAGCCGTATTCGCCATGACGAAAGGTTGAAGCGTTTGGAGCATGACCACGTTGAAACGATGCGACACTTGACGAATGTCGAGTCATCAATCCAAGAGTTTCGCGATGAGATACGTTCGGGCTTTGGCAAAATATCCAAGCGCATTGACGACATTGAAGGTCAGACCCGCGAGCAAAGCGGTTATAAGAAAGGATTAGAAGAAGCGCAGTCTAGCATGTTTAAGCAATTCAGCTTACTTGTTTCGGTTGCCGCACTATTCGTAACGGTGATTGTTTGGTGGCTATCAAAGAACTAAACCGAATCCCACAAAGGCAAACACATGACTAAAAGACCTGCCGAAATTGACATAATCAAGCGGGCGATTAAATGCGGGCCAGTGCCAAAGATAAGAAACTGGCGAGCATTACCCAATGAAAAGCTAACCCGCGCCGAGCGCAATATGAAATTCGGGGAGCGATACCTGCGAGTCCCAGAAGGGAAGGGCGTTGGTCAGCCTATTAAATTCTGCCTATTTCAAGAATCGTTTTTTTACAGCGTATTCGACAATCCAGAATCAACCCGAACGGCAATACTTTCACTTGCTAGAAAGAACGGCAAAACAGCCGTAGTTGCAACTATACTGCTGTCGTTTTTAATTGGCCCAGAAGCAAAGGCTAACTCACAGATTGCCAGTGGCGCTATGAGTAGGGAGCAGGCTGGGATAATATACAACCTTGCAAGCAAGATGGTTTCGTTTAGCCCAGAGCTTGCCCCGCTTATTCGTGCTATACCAAGCGGCAAAAAGCTGGTTGGAATATCTGCCAACACAGAATTTAAGGCGCTGGCTGCGGAAGGCAAAACGAATCAGGGGCTATCGTTATATTTGGCAATCATTGATGAGTGCGGACGGGTGCAAGGGCCATCATCTGATTTTGTCGATGCCATGACCACCTCACAGGGCGCGCATGATGATGCGCTAACGATATACATTAGCACCCAAGCATCAACCGATGGCGATATGTTCTCCATGCTGATTGACGATGCAATACTGTCACAAGACCCGCGAACCGTTTGCCACTTGTACGAAGCCGACAAGGAAGCACCGCTAGACGATGAGCGCGAGTGGTATTATGCTAACCCTGCGCTTGGATTGTTTCGGTCATACGATGACTTAAAACAGAATGTTGAAAAGGCGAAAAGAATGCCCAGCAAAGAGTCATCGGTAAGAAACTTATTATTGAATCAGCGAGTACAACGGAACAACCCATTTGTAAGCCGCACAGTTTGGCAAGAGAACGGAGCGTTGCCCGATAGTTTATCAGGTGTCGAGGTAACAGTAGGGCTTGACCTATCAGCCAGAACAGACTTAACAGCAGCCGTAATTGTGTTCACAGATGGCGAAGGAATCACGCACGTTTACCCGCAGTTTTGGATTCCCGAAGCTGGATTGCATGAGCGAGTAAAGCGTGACAAAGTGCCTTATGACCTTTGGGCGGATAGTGGTTTGATAAATTTATGCGCTGGTGCTACCATTGACTATGAATTTGTGATACGAGATTTATGCGACCTATTGCAAGACTGCCACATAAAGGCTATTGCATTTGACCGTTGGCGAATTGATATATTTAAAAAAGACATGGAGCGCATGGGCGTAGACTTCCCGATGATTCCGCACGGTCAAGGCTTTAGAGATATGTCGCCAGCGTTAGACGCACTCGAAGCAGCGTTACTGAATAAAAGAATACGGCATGGCAATCACCCAGTATTAACAATGTGCGCGGCAAATGCGGTCGAAACCAAAGACCCAGCAGGCAACCGCAAACTTGATAAGAGCAAAGCGACTGGTCGGATTGACGGAATGGTGGCATTAGCTATGGCGATGTCTAATATGAAGGTCGAGGAAGAAATGAATTTGGACGACTTTTTAGCATCACCAGTGGGAGTTTACTAGATGAATTTCATTAGACGCTTTCTGGGTGGTCGCATTGTTAGGCAGAAAGGATTGCAAACTGGCGGCACGCTGGTTAGCTTTGGCGCACGAAAGCAGAACGTCACCCAAGAAACCGCGATGCAAATCAGCGCAGTTTGGGCGGCAGTGCAGCTAAAGAGCAAAACGCTTGCATCGTTAGACATGCACTTTTACCGCATGAGCCAAACAGGGCGGCAGGAATTGCGCGACCATCCGCTTGCCGTTTTATTCAGTGGCAAGATTAACCGCTATCAAACGCGGGTAGAGTTTTTTGAAACAGTCGGACTTAATCTGTATCTTACAGGAAACGCCTATTGCATTATCGGAAAGACAGGCAACAGAATCACTAGCCTATTGCCGATTATGTCAAGCCAAGTTGAGGTTGAACTGTTATCAGATGGCTCGATTGTTTACAAGTACACCGATGGCGAGGACGTTCGCATTTATGCCGAGGAAAGCATTTGGCATTTGAAGCTATTTGGCAACGGTGTGCAGGGCTTATCCCCTTTGCAATACGCAGCCAACGCAATCGGTATTAGTATCAGTGGCGAAGAATGGGCAAGCAATATCGTCGGCAATGGCGGCAAGCCAACTGGCGTATTGATGTTTGACAAGATTCTGACCAAAGAGCAACGCGAGCAGTTAGCCGCTAAATTCAAGGGGCTACGCGAAGGCTCACAAGATGCGTTGATGGTGCTGGAAGCTGGCATGAAGTACGAGCAAATCAGCCTATCGCCACAAGATGTTCAGCTACTAGAGGCTAGGCGTTTTCAAGTTGAGGACATTGCCCGCTTCTTTGATGTGCCAAGCGTAATGATTAACGACACGTCAGGCTCGACAGTTTGGGGTAGTGGCATCCAGCAGATTATCGAAGGCTGGTACAAGTTATCTTTCCGCCCAGAATTGGAGCGTATTGAAACGTCAATAATGGCGAAACTTGTGCAACCTTCAGAACGCGCTACAATGAGCGTAGAATTTAACTTTGAAGAACTTTTACGGACAGATTTTCAAACTCGCGTAGAAACAGGCGCGCGCGCTGTCAATGCTGGCTTAATGACCCGCAACGAATGGCGCAAACGCGAATGGCTGCCAGAGGTGGAAGGCGCAGACGAGTTGACAGTGCAGGTCAATTTGCTGCCGCTTGACGAATTACAAAAGCTGAATGGGGGTCAGAATGACCAATAAAGCTATGGAAACAAAATGCCTATCAGGTGGCATGCAATTCAAATTCAACGAAGAAGCGGGCACTTTTGAGGGCTACGCTTCTGTATTCGGTGGACTTGATTCATACAATGACACGGTTATGAAAGGCGCTTACGAAGAAACATTGAAAGAGCGCGAGCGCCCCGTGCGGATGCGATGGAATCACTTTGGCGAAGTAGTCGGTAAATGGCTTGAGATTCGCGAAGATGACAAGGGTTTATATGTTAAAGGTCAGCTAACACCGAACCACAGCAAGGCCAACGATATTCGCGCATTGTTAAAGCATGGCGCCATTGACGGCTTGAGCATTGGTTATTTCATTGTTGACGATGAGCCGAACGGCTACGGTGGACGCAGCCTGAAACAAATTGAATTAATCGAAATCAGTATTGTTGAAGAACCCGCAGACTTGGGCGCTTCAATCACAGGAATTAAGTCCAAGCTGGAGAAAGCCGAAAGCTTGGCAGATATTGAGGCGAGCCTGCGCGATGCTGGTTTTTCTCGGTCAAGTGCGACTGCGCTGGTGTCGCGCATTAAGACCCTTGCCCAACGTGATGTTGAGCAGGAAGTAGCGGCAGAACAAAAATCTGCTTTCCAGCAACTACAAGACTATCTAAACCTGCTCACAGAGGGAAACAAACCATGAGCGAATTTAATGTGAAAGACGCAGTAAACGGCATCCAAAATCAATTGGATGTAGCCTTGACCAAGCACACCGCAGAAGTCGAGAAATTTGGCAAAGCATCAACCGAGCTAACTGGCAAAGTTGACGAGTTGTCACACAAGTTTGCCGAAGCGCAAGCCGAACTCCAAGACCTTGCCCAAAAGCAAGCGGCTGGATTCAGCAAAGGCGAAAAGCGTTCAGAGTCAATTGGCGAATCTTTTGTCAAGTCTGATGCGTTCAATGCCTTACGCAGCGGCACTCAGCAAAAGGCACGTTTGGAAGTAAAAAATACTATCCTCGGTTCAAGCGGCTCACCGTTAAACCCTAGCGATATTATCGTTGCTCCTGACCGTTTAGCTGGTATTGTGCCGGGCGCTTTCCGTAGCTTAACCCTGTTAGACGTTATCCCTATGGGCGCGACTACCAGCAACCAAGTAAGCTACACTCAAGAAGATGCTTTCACCAACAACGCTGCTGAGCAAGTTGAAGGCGCATCTAAAGCACAGTCTGACCTGACCTTCAAATACGTTGAAGAGCCTGTCCGTACTGTTGCCCATTGGTTGAAGCTTTCTACCCAAGTATTGGAAGATGCACCAGCCCTTGAGTCGTATGTAAACTTGCGTTTGCAACACGGTATCCGCCAGCGTTTACAGCGTCAAATCATTCAAGGTAACGGCACTAGCCCTAACTTGTCTGGCTTCGCTGCTGCTGGTCGCCACACTGCATTTAGCCCTGCTACTGGTGACAGTGGTCTGGACTCAATCAACCGCGCCAAGTACGCAGTAATCGCTGCTGACTACGCGCCAAACGTGGTTTTATTGAACCCAGCAGATTGGGGCGCTATCGAGCGTGCCAAAGTATCTGGTGGTGCTTATGCACTAGGCGATGGCGCAGCCGTTACCTACGTTGCAAACGGCATGATTCCACAAGTTTGGGGCTTGACTGTTATCCCATCAAACGA